TATTATTCTGGTGGAAATGATTACATTCGTGGTTTGGTTACTATGGCTGAAACGATGAGTTATAAAACTTGTGAAATGTGTGGAAATAAAGGAAAACCAAATAAAGATGGCTGGATTAGCACACTTTGTGACGGTTGCAGAAAACCTTAAAGGTGACGGCTTGACAACGCCGATAATCCTGTTATACTTGGAGCATAAGGCTTAAACAACGCACTGGAGATAAATGAAATTATGAAGGGTCAAAAAACTTGTGAGAATTGTGGTCAAACTACTGGCCCCCGTGCTTATATGTGCAAGAAGTGTAATACTCCTTTTGTCTTTAAGGCAAAGAGTAAGGAACACAAAAATACAAAGATCATTCAGAATGTTAATTGGCGTGAACTAGTAAAGGGCGACAGAATCAAGGTTGGTGGCGGGCCTTATTTTGTTAGCAAGGGCGAATTTATCCCTATGGGTTATAGGGGTAAGTTTGTGGTTGAATCAGTAGATAAGAATGGTATTCTTGCTTGGGGCATTGACAAGAGTACCGGATTTGCTCATATCTACATGGGTGGAGATATTCAAAATAAGGAAACTGGTGTTTGGAAAACCAAGCACAAGTTGATTAAGTTGAAACAAAGAGAACAAACCGTATGAGTTTAGATCCTCAACAAAAAGAAGCATTACAAAATCTTTATTCTCATAGAGATCATATAGAAGATCATCTGAATAAAATTGATACTATTTTAAAGATGTATTTTCCAAAAGAATATGCTCTGGCATATCAGCATTGGTTGCCCCAAATAAAAACCGGCCTAAGAGGTAATACTAAATGGCTCCCAAGAGGAGAGTATTCAATGGACTATACATTGACTAGATTGATAGATAATATGATTGATGATTTGAATAAAGGTGTAAGTAAATTTGTGAAATAATTGGAGTATGAACATGAGCGACGTTTATGCCATTACTGATCTTGAAGGATACGCCACAGAAATGCGTGAGGCTGCGGCTAAAAGTCTATCACAGTCTTATGAAGAAAATCTTGATGATTTTATCAGTATCGGACAAATGATTAATCTTGTAAATAGCGAATGTGTTGGATTTGATAATAAAGATCGTCCGTTGCTCAATGAAGATGCTAATGAAAAGATCTATGAACATACTGTAACATGGATTCATAATGTTGGACTAGCAAAACTCGCTGCTAAAGGATTAGTAGAATGTGCTTGGGATGAAAAAATCAACGAGATGGTTTTTTGGGCTAATCCAGAAATTACAAAAATGACAAAGAAAAAGAGAAAACCAAATGACCAATCTATCAAACGAAGAAATAAAAAGAAAGATTCGTGATATAGAAGATAAGATTCATGATTGTAAAGCATATATCTCATCTGATTTTTGTGTGAGTTGTAATGAGATGTATAATAATATTAAAAAATATGAAGCAGAGATTGAGTCCCTAAACGAACTGTATCACAACGACTAAAAAAATATTCTCAAGAGTTGACATGGCGATTGACGATGGTATAATGAAACATATATGAACTGCGTGTGCTCGCCGGTAGTGGGCATCAGGCTTATAACCTGAGCAAGAGGGGGTTCGACTCCCCAACGCAGTATTTTAAACTTGCTTTTAACGATAGTTACACTATTATATTCGTGGACACTAATCATATCAAAACAAGGAAAGTTTATGACACATCGCTCATTATGTTATATGCCAATAGTAACTCTTTTATTTGGTCTATTAGTTTTATCGGTTGGTTTCAATTTTATATTCGTTGAAAAAATCAATAAACTAAATCATGTAGTTAATACTATAACTTCACCAGTTGATGATGACGAACTGAAAAAATTAATGGAAGAAGTTAAAAGGTTATCAAAGCAAACATATACTTCAGGTACTAAGTATGATATTAAAACTAGAGAACCAATACAAAATGATTTCTGAAATTACTAATGACAGAGAATGGACATTAAAATATTCTCTATTTAATAGGAAATGCTATTTTAGTGGACAATCTTTGAGGTTTCAGCCATGTTATGTTGGAAGAAAAAAGATTCGCTCATTATTGTCAAAAAGATATCAAAATGACGATATTTGGATAAGTAAAGAACAATATCTGATTATGATTAAGAATGGAATGGTGTAATTTATATAACCTTCCTTCATATTAGTTAAGTAACTAACCCGCCTAAAAGAAAGATTATCATGAAATACAGACTTCTGTTTATCGGCCTACTATCAGTTTTATTTGCTTCTCTTACCATGAATGCTATTCATTCAGAATCTTTAAAAACTGTTCAAACAACAATAGAGATAAATGATATGATACAGACAAAAGCGGTAAATGGTTTGCGTGATAGATTGATTGAACTAGAAGATTAATTAAGGGCTAGTAAAGGTATCGACAGGTAAAATAGATTTAGACGGCATCGACTGGTTGAATAACAGGCCAGTATAAAAGTTATTCAAAAAATGTTAATTGGCGAAGTAAATCTCGCTCTCGCTGCCTAATTAGTTAGGTACGAGTGGGGCTATATGGGCCTTATTACCCAATCATGTTGACTCAGATAAATCTGATAAGGAAGTCTAACCCGAAAATATAGATAATGATCGTAACCGATCTGATGAAGATAATTTCTTCTAGGTTTGTCTAGTGTCCAAATTACAATAGACTAACGATGTAGAAGTTTATGTTGATGTTTATTCTGGACAGGGGTTCGACTCCCCTCTAGTCCAATTATATTATGAGAAAAATTTGCATCTACTGTAATAAAAGAAAAAACACAAAATCTTTTGCTCGACATATTGGACATAAAGATAATTTGGATAGTAGATGCCGAAAGTGTGTTAAAAAACATACTAAAATTAGGGGAAAGTTAAGAAAAAAAGCCCCTCCACAACCAGAAGTTTGTGAGTGTTGTAAAATAAAACCAAAAGTTTTTCATCTGGATCATAACCATAGTAATAATCAGTTTAGAGGATGGCTATGTGAAACGTGCAATATAGGAATAGGAAAACTGGGAGATAATCTAGAGGGTATTGTGAATGCTATGAATTATTTTCTTTCAAGACCAAATCGCAATTAGACGATACTTGACAAAGCGATGCCAGTAGTGTAGAATGGAAGAACACAACAGGGAGAAATTGGAATGACTCACGATTTTAATTATGTTTGGGATATGGTTCGTGATCTTAGGGCGACGAGTAGCACTATTGATAAGGCTGAAATTATTGAGGATTATACTTCCTCTAATGAGGCTGGAGCAAGTTTTATTAAGAAAATTCTGCTCTATACTTATCATCCTACTTGGCAATACAATGTTACTAGCGATAATCTCAAGAAGAAGAAACATCTAAAGTCAAAGAATTCTTACAAAAATATTTTTGATCTTTTGGATGACCTTAAAGGTCGTGCTATTACAGGCCACGATGCTATTAGTGCTGTGAATAGTTTTGTTGATACTCATCCTGAGCATGAGGAACTTATCCACTGTATTATCGACAAAGATTTGAAAACCCGTGCTGGTGACAAGATTATTAATAAGGCTATTCCTGACCATATTCCAGAGTTTAGTGTTGCTCTTGCTGATAAATATGAGCCTAAACTTGTAGATTGGAAGGACGATTGGTATGTATCTCGCAAAATTGACGGGGCCAGATGTATCGCTATTGTTGATGCGTTTGGTAATACCACTTTCTTTTCACGAACCGGAAAGACTTTTGATACCCTTGATGTTGTTGCTGGTGGAATCAAGGCACTGGGAATTACTAATGTTGTATTTGATGGTGAACTTTGTCTTGTTGATGACGAAGGTAATGAGGATTTTCAGGGGATTATGAAGCAACTGAAAAAGAAGGATCATACTATTCCTAATCCATCATATAAGATTTTCGATATTGTAACTCATGATGAGTTCTATAGTAAGAAGGGAGATAAGAATAGACCATATTCTATTCGATATGCTAATCTCTGTGCTGTTATGCAACCTAATGAATGTCCATGTTTAACTGTTCTTGAGCAAGAAGTCATTAGGAACGACGATCATTTTAATGAGTGGATTGCAAAGTCTACTAAAGAAAAATATGAAGGTCTTATGCTTCGTGCTGATGAGCCATACAAAGGAAAGCGTAGCAAAGATTTGCTCAAGTATAAAAGTTTTTTTGATGATGAATACGAAGTTATCGACACAGAAATGGGGCCATTTCGTTATGTGAAAGATGGTGCAGAACATGAGGAGATTATGCTTTCTTGTGTTATGATTAATCATAAAGATTATACTGTGCGAGTTGGTAGCGGATTTAGTATTGAGCAACGTCAAGAGTTCTATAAGAATCCTAAGAAAATTCTTGGAAAAATTATCCAAGTACAATATTTTGAAGAGACAAAGAATCAAGAGGGGAAATTAAGTCTTCGCTTTCCGACCTTTAAGTATCTCTATGGAGAAACAAGAGACGTTTAATTATTTTTCCAATCTAATCTCGCACCCTTTTCTCTGTTTTTACTAGATTCTAGAGGTTGAAGATTAGAATAATGGCATAATTCTCTGAGCTTTTTTTGATCTCTGGCAGAGGCTAGCGGTATTATATGATCTATCTCCCAGTAAGCCCCATGATTATTCCAAGACATTTTTTCGGTGAATTGATTTTCTAAATATTTACGAACTTCTTCAATAGAACAACCTAAAATATCTCTGCTTTTTTCTGTTTTTCTTATAAATGCTTTATTTATTCTAGATCTTAATATATGTCTTAATTTATACAAAGTATCATTTTTCATTCTGTATTGATGTATCTCGCTCATTCTTTTTTTTCTTTCTGGTCTTTGACGATATTCTATACTTTTTTTGAGTAATTTTGTTTTATTTTTACGATAATATTTCTGCCCCTCCTCTTTTAATTTTTCTGGATAATCTTGTCTCCTTTGTTTAACTCTTTCTTTTATGTCATCACTATTTTTTTTGTATCTTTTTTGATCTTTAGATTTCTGACATATTTTACAGTATGGGTGAAGTCCATACTTATGGTTTTTACTTTTATGAAAATTTTTATTATTAGCAATTTTATATTTACCGCATGTACTACATTGTTTTTTCATATTAAATCCTCTTTTGATAGACCATATTATATAATACACCAAAAAGTTTTAGATTCCTCACACTAAAGAAACGATGCTTGACAAGACGATAACCCTAGTGTAGAATGTCAGCATAACGCTTGAAACACTTTTGGAGAAACCCATGATCGTTGAGAACTCTGTTATTCCTGTGCAGAATACCACCTTGGATAAGACCAAGGCTGATATTTTCTTTCAGAACTTCCCTAAAGATAAGGTTGTCTCATACAAGGAATACTGGGAGAGTGTTCGTCCTCAAAATGTCGATGATATTTTTCGTCGTTATCTTTTTGCTTATTGCTCCGTCCATACTACATGGAAGGGTAATTGTGCCGGATATAACGCTATCAAGAATTTTAATGAGTGGATTGACAATAAAGAGACTCTGCTAAATAAACTTCACAAGAGCGGCGTTGGACTTCACAATAATCGTACCAATTATATTTGGGATTTTAGTGAGAAGTTTTGGGCTAATCCCAAAGACTTTTATTTTACATCTAAGAAGGGTCACGTTAAGAAGCGTGATAGTATTCTGAATAAGATTAGTGGAATTGGTCTTGCTAAGATTAGTTTTGCTCTTGAAATGATTCATCCTAATGAGGCGAGGGTATTGTGTGGTGATGTTCATCAACTTCGACTTTACGATATGGAACATCTCAAGTATAATAAGAGCAAGAGTGGTTCAACTACATATAAGAAAATGGAACGTCATTGGATGGTGAATTGTGGAAAACTCAAGGTTCCATCCTATATTGCACGATCCATTTACTGGGATGATCTTCAGAAGAAGGAAGATAGTAGATACTGGAGTTTTGTTCTGGAGGACTGATTATGAGCCAAAATGGTAAAGGTTCTAAAAAAAGACCAATATCAGTAGATCAAGAAACATGGGACAAAAACTATGAAAGAATCTTCAAAAAAAGCAAAAATACTAAACGTGATAAAGTTCGAAAAAAATAAAACCACTTTCATATTATGTGATTGTAGGAGCGAGGTTTTGGTATTAGAGCATGATACTGAATATGAATTAACTGAACTGTCAATATATGAGAATATGTCATCTTATGGTCATAAAATGTCATTTTGGCAGAAACTGAGGTACATTTATCAGGTTCTGGTTAATAATCGCCCATACTCTGATCAAATTATTCTTAATAAAGAGCAACTCAAAGACCTTGGTATGTTTATTAATGGGTGTATATAATACTGTCTCTTAATACTATCAAGGAGGCTATTATGATAATGAAAAACTATGTTACCGATGAACTAATCAATAAAGTATATCATCTAACTAAGGCTCTTAATCAGGCAGAGTCGATTATTAAAATTCTTGAAGTAGAGAATGACAATCTTAAAGAAACATTATCGTTAATATATGATAGAGAAAATTTAGTAAACAACGACTTTTTAGTAGAGGTATAATATGAGTCGCCTAGCCAAAAATAGTCACGACAAAATGATATTCGGAGTTTGTGGAGGACTAGCAAAAGCCACAGGCATAGATTCGTCACTAATAAGATTAGGATTCGTAGTTGGAGCAATTTTTACTGGAAGTATTTT